GTAGATGACGTCGAAGCCGTGACCGTCTACCGCAGGGATCATCTGCGGCTGATCGCCCGACTCGCGCAGCCAGGCGGCCGTCAGCAGGCGCTTCCAGATCAGGACATCCCACTTCTTCCCGGCATGTTTGACCTGGGCGGCGATATCGGCGAGGGCCGCATGGAGCGCCTTGTTCTGCTCCCCGCTGCGGTCCACTTCGGTGATGGCCAGCTTCTTGGGTTTTGCGAGATCCAGGCCGGCGATGTAGCCCATTGCCTTGTTGCGGTCTGATTCGTTGCGGATCTGGAGACTGGTCATGACTTCACCCTCACGCCTGCGGCTTCCAGCGATGCCCGGTCATATACGGGTGTCTTCGCGCACATTCGGTCATCTATCTTTTTCGAATACTCGACATCCCAAACCGACCGACCTCCACCGCATGCGGCATAGTCGCCTACCACGGCATACGGCTCAGGCAACTCAATCACCAACGCCTCGCGAGAGGCCGTCCAAACCAGCCAGCGACTCCCACAAGCTGCGTCGCGATGATCAACAAAGCCGAAACGCCGGTGTGCCAGATATTGAATTGGGTCAGCTCCGTGTTCTCGCCAGTTAGCGGCGCCCAGTGGGCCTCAGCCCAATCTTTCGTGGAATCTCCGCTCATGACTGCTCTCCCTTGCCCATGGCGGCCGCATGGAACTTTGCTACGCAGCCAGCAAGGTCATGCTTTTCCTGGAAGTAATCACTTGCGTATGAGCCCCATGCATCAATTTCTTCGGCTGCATCCAGTAGGGACTTGCGCAGCCCATCAACCTCAGCCTTCAGCTCAGCATTCACCCGCTCGTAGGCTTCGTAGCCGGTGCGTAGGCCGGCTACTTCGGCGTGGATCTTGGCGATCTCTTCGCGCGCCGCATTGAAACCGGCAGCAGCATAAACGGCTTCGCTTTCGAGGCGATTGCTATCGGCGATCAAGGCCAAGACTGCGACCGGATTGGCAGCAGCGATGAACTCAGCATCCGCGCGATGGATAACACCCAAAGGGTCACTTTCATCACTCCACTCGTAGACCACTACATCTTTGCCGGTGTGGGTTCCGTGCTCATTCCAAATGTCCTGGATAATCTCAAAGCCTTGGCTGCCGTCAGCTTCGCCGCACATACTCCAAGGTCCTGCCGTTGCAGCTTCGGCCAGACGTTTCAGTTCGGTGTTGTCGGTCATGACAGCAGCTCCTTTGGCACGCTTACGGTGTCGCCGAGTACTGAGGAAACGATGGCGCGGCAAGCTGCGATAAGCGGGGTTTCGCCCTTGTAACCATTCGGGTGGCCCCACTCGGTAGCTGCATTCCATGGACCGCTGTTGTTTTCCATTGGCGCGCCGATGTCGAGCTTGTACTTCTCGATCAGCGGGCCGCCCTGATCCCACTTGGACGATGGCGCGTAATTCCCCACAAAGCGGCCGTCTACCACCGCGTGAGGATGCGCACCAGAAAGTGATATCTCCACGCCTTCAGCCCTGGACACAGCCCAATCCAGCGCCGCGCCAACGAGGTCTTGAGTTTTTACAATCACGAATTCGCTCATTTCGACACCTTCACGCCAGCGGCTTCGATGGCTTCACGAACCTCAATGCTGCGACACAGAGCAAACACCTCATCAGCATCGAAAAGCTCGCTGCTTTGTGAGGCGTATTCGTTTTCGCGGATCGAGTCGTAACCGGCCTCGTACCCAACGATCTGGGGCAACTCAATCACCAGCACCTCGCGGGATTTCTTCCATGCCCACCAGCAATGCTCAATCGTGGTGCTTTGGTACTCGCCGGTGGCGAATTTGCCCATGTTTTGATTGGGGTATTCGCTCAGCACCGAGGCTTCAAACTCTTCACGCATCTTGTCGGTCATGTCCGCTTCTCCGCGCCGCACACCGGCTCGCGCTTGATGTTCATTTTCGCCAGCAGCAGCTCGCGGGCTGACTTGCCGTCGGCCGGGATGCCTTGCTGAAGGATTCGTGCTTGGGTTTGCTGGTCGGCCAGCTCGTTGGCGAGTTCAAAGGCGGTCTTCTGGCTGTCGTGGCCGATGCCGGTGAGGATCTTGCCGTCCAGCGGCTGGCCTTCCTGGGCGCGACGGATCACCACGGCGTAGTTGTGATCGAAGCGCTGGCGGAGGCCCTTGTCTTCCTGCTTGGCTGAGCGCAGGTCGAACAGCCCGGTGGCGATGGCAGCGATGCGCACGCCTTCGTGGCTGTAGGCCTCCATCAGCGCCTCCATCCACGCCCCGGCGGCCGAAGGCATGCCGAAGTCTTCCGGGCCTGGCACGCACATCGCGATGAACTCCCCCACACTCGGCGCGAAGGGCTTCTTGAGCTTTCGGCACTTCTGGATACCGAACTCGATCTGCTCCAAGGTACGAATGCCTTCGTCGGCAAACTCCTTGATCCACTCGGCCTTGGCAGCGTCGAGCGCTTCCGTGGACGGCCACGCCTGACGCCATGCCGGGAATATCCCGCGCAGGCGGCGGAACAGGTCATTCACCACTTCTGCCGTCTGCGGTGTGACGTGCAACGGCTGAGCGTGAATGGCTGGCGGCAGGTTGCCCATGGTCGCCATCAATTGGCTGACTGGCTTCATGGGCTCACCACAAGCCCTTCGGCCCAGGCATTGCTGTCGAAGTCGGGCTCAGCAGATGGGCGCCGATCAGGGAAGCGGTGAACATTGCTGGCCGTGGCCGTATCGCGCTTCACCCACTTCACCAGCAGGCTGACCCAGGACGCCTCTGTCTCGATGCGGCCGGATGCCGAGTAGTGGCAGACGAACGCAGCGGTAGCTTCATCGGTGAACGTGTCGACGGGGATTGCCATCCGAAAGGCGTAGGCCTTTAAGGTCTTGTGGTCAGGTTTCCAGTCGAGGGTCATTTCCCGTGGCGACTTTGGGTCAACTGGCTCCTGACCAACTAGTGCAAATTCTGCACTAGTTGGATCAGTCGAATTTTCACCGCTCGCGTGTAGTGAGTTGTGTTGATCTTCTCCTATTCCCTTCCCTTCCCTTCCGGGGTCGAATGGTTGGCGACCAGTCGTCGACTCCTCGGCGAATTGTCGACGACCGTTCTCCGACTGGTCGTCGAATTCCGACGGCGGTGATGGATATTTGAAGTTCTTTTTCTCGATCTTCTGGTGCTTCCAGCCACAGACATGGAGGTAGTTTTTGCCTTCAGCCCAGTAGCTCAGGGTTAGGTTTGCGCCTTCCAGTTCGCCCAGCAGAGAGCTGACTTCCTCCACGGTGATGTCGTCGCCGGGGAAGACGAGGGCCTTAATGGTCCGTGGCGAAAGCGGATGATTGCCGCCGTCATCACAGAAGTTCCAGATGCCAATAAACAGCAGTCGAGCCAGTGGACGGCAGGACATGACCTGCTCGCTCGACCAGAACTCGGGCTTGACGGTGCGTATGCGGGCCATCACGCGGCCTCCTTGGTCTTGGTAGGCCGGTATGCGTCGAGAGCTCGCAACGCGGTGTGGTGACGACGCTGGGCGTTGTACTCGGCCTTCTTGGCAGCGCGAACACGCTGGAACTGCGCCTCGGTGAAATCCATCACAGGAAGGAAGGCGTCGTTGTAGGGGTCGAACTTCCCATCCGGTCGGCCATAGGCCTCGAAGTAGGTGTCGTACAACGAGCGCAATTCAGCCTTGAGGGCCTTTTTAGTGGTCTGAGCCTGGAACAGCTCAAGGGCTGTCAGGGCGGCTCGCTCGATCAGTTGCTGGTAGGTAGGGGCTTTCATGCCAGGTCCTCCTCGGTCGCCTTGCAGTGGCAGAACTGGCCGTCCCACGTTTTCTTCATAGGGAGCTTCTGTGCCATGTAGAGGTCGTGCAGGCGCTTGGCCCCCTCTTTCAGCAGGATCGGTGTGTACTTGGCGAAGGTATCCATGCCCTCGTTCGAGATATTGGTAACTTTCTCGGTGAGGTACTTGTCGCGGGCGATTGAGCCGACCCGGAACTTGACCGAGCGCTTCTCGTCTCGCTCCGAATTGAAGATCCATTTGCGGGCTAGCAGCGCGTTGTTGACCTGCTGGCAGTTCACACCATTCAGGCGCTTGCAGAACTGCGTAGGGGTCATACCCACCTGGAAGATGGATTCAAGACTGGCGATCTTCTCGGCCTGCTGGTGGTTCTCGACGCGCAGCACCTCTGTTTGCTCGATCTGGTCTGCATAGAGACGCAGGGCCTCGGCGTATGAAGGGAGTGCGACCGATTTCCTGTTTTGAGCCTCAAGCTCATTCAGGCGACGAATTACCTTAAGTCGCAATGGGACGCTGTAACCGGTCAGAAGCAGTTCGGTCAGCTCACGATCAAGGTGTAGATTTGAGGTGTATCCACGCGAATCCAGGTCTTCACGGACATGGCTCACATCTGAGCCATCCTTTTTCAGCTCATCGAGCATCTCTCGGATGTCGCGGATGACGTTTTTGTGCAGCTTCCGGGTCAGGTCCGCAATTTCGGAACTGGACATCGAAACTTCTCGCGCCACGTTTTGCGATTGCAGAAAACGTGGCGCGGATTCGTTGGTGTTGACGATCGATTGGGGAATAGGCATTATTCGCTCCAGAACTTAGTTGCAAGTGCTGCACAAGAAGCCACCATTGCCCGGTGGCTTTTTTGTGCCTGCGATTCGGTAATCAGTTGTTTCATTGGCAGCTCCTTAATAGTCCCTAAGGGGCTAATCAGCCCTTCGCCCTAGCGACCTGACCTTGCCCCTGCTTGGGGGTGGTCTAGACATTCGGTCCAATTCCTTGTTGATGATTCTTGCTGCCAGCTCTTCCGGTGTTACGCCTGCTTGCCTGGCTAAAAACTCCAGATTGCTGACTCCTTCCCATTCGAGCTGGACATCCAGCTGTTTTGTTTCAGGCACAGGGCCTCCTCGGCAACTTCAGGCCACATCGGTCTTTGCGTTAAGCTCTTCCATCATCTGGTTCAGTCCGCGCTCAAGTATTTCCCGAGCAAGAACGGCTTTTTGTGTGCGCTGGTATCTCGCCATTGCGGTAAGCAGATCGTCAGCCACCTCGTCGAGGCGCACCTTTGTCGGCTTGTCGTGCATGTGGCTTGGGTCGTAATGCATGTGTTGCTCCTTGTGGCTGATGAATTGGGTTTAAGCGGCTGTTAATGGCTGTTTTTCGGGAGGGAAGGCGTCATCCAGCTCGCACTCCGCGCCGAGCACATTTAAGGCGTTGACGATGAGTCGGGCCTCGCTGAGCCCTGGGCAACGAAGACCGGACTCGTAATTCGCCAGGCGGGATTGATTCCAGCCGAGCGCCCGGCGCAGCGCTGCCTGTGTGACGCCAGCCCTCTCGCGGATCATTCGGACTTGATTCATCTGGTGCTCCTTCATAATTAAACACAGGATAAACACGCATCGTGTTAAAGGCAAACACAATAAGTGAAAGCCGGGTATTTCAATTCGTGATTGAATCCCGCGAATGAACGAATCTTTAGCGCAGCGCATAAAGCGCCTCAGGAAAGAAGCTGGCCTCTCCCAGGCCCAGTTGGCAGATGCTTGCGGCTGGAAGTCTCAGTCGAGAGTGGGTAATTACGAGGCGGGGACCAGAGAGCCAAACCTGGCTGACATCTCCGCGATAGCCAAAGCGCTCAGAATTGATGACGCACAGCTACTGCTAAGCACACCACCAGCCGACCTTAGCCCCCTCAGCTTTGAGACTGCGCAGACCTCGGTCGCCCCAGGCAGCGCCGCCGATGCAGTCCGGGCAATGCTCGCCAAGAGCGGGAAGAATGTGCCCGAGGCTTTGAAGCAGAAAATTATTGCCGTAGCGGATACTGCAGACAGCAACGTCGTCACGGTGGACTTCTCCCGCCCCGGCCTTGTTGGGGACGAGGTATGGATTGCTCACTACGACGTGCGCGGAGCTTTGGGCGGCGGCGAAATTGCTCATGATTTCCCCGAGATGCTCCAGGACGTGCGCGTCAGCCCCTCCAAGCTCCGAGCCATGGGCGTCGAGTTCAAAGAGCACTTCCATCTGAAGATGATCACCGGCTGGGGGCAGTCCATGACGCCAACCATCAAGCATGGCGATCCGCTACTGGTCGATGTCAGCATCAAGGAATTCATCGGCGACGGGATTTACTTCTTCTCCTATCAGGGCTTCCAGTACATCAAGCGCCTGCAGATGAAGGGCAAGACCAAATTCAAGATGATCTCGGACAACCGTAAGCACAAAGCCGAGGACATTTTTATCGATGAGACCTACATCCAGGCGCGCGTGCTCCTCGTCTGGAATGCCAACTTGGTGTAATGCCATGCCCCTCACCAAGCCCAACCAGCAACTCCACCTCGATCTGAAAGAGGCTGCTGCAATTCTCAAGTGGTCAGGCGTCGATCTGATGAGGATGGCCGTTCGTCTTTCTGAAGAGGGCTTTGAGAGCTATTCCAGAGAGATACTCACGATCCTCTCAGGGTTTCCGGACGCTGAGGACAAGCTGGCGGGTTATGCGGATGAGGTGAAGGCAGGTCAATTAACTCGTATTAAGCCATAGCGTCGACTCTAGGCCTGCGTTCTGACCGGCGGCGTCTCGCGCTGATATGCACCGGGATCCGACAGTTTGTTTCTTTAACCTCTAATTCGCTTCGCAGGGATCGCTTATGCCGGGACGTGTCACAGCAAAGGAAATCATAAGGCAAAGCAGTCAGGGCATTTCGGTTCAGCCTTTTCTTGTTAGAGCAGACGATGACCAAACCTACTTCGTGAAGGGCCTATCCAGAGCGCTTGGGGCCGGTCTGATGTCCGAAGCGCTAGCTGCCGAATTAGGCGCACACCTTGGGCTACCAATTCCCCCATGGAGAATCATCGATATCCCTCCGGAATTGATTGACTTCAGCGTTATGGATAACGTTCGAGATCTTGAAGGGGGTCCTGCATTCGGATCCCTACAGGTTGAAAACGCTTCGGACTTGCTCTGGGCGAAGGTCGCCGACATTCCAGCGGAATTAAAGAAGCGAGTGCTGCTCTTCGACTGGTGGATCGGAAATGGCGATCGCGGTCTTGGCCCCCTAGGTGGTAATGTGAATCTAGTTCTCGATCAATCCGGGGGCTTGGCGGTCATAGATCACAACGTAGCATTTGATAGCAGCCTCACAGGCGAGGAATTTAGGATGTACCACGTATTCCGTGACCAGCTAAGCACCCAGACCGGGGAGCTGCTCGCTCGTCTGGAATATTTGCCTATGCTTGACGCGGCTATGGCCGACTGGGGTAGGATCACGTCCCTTTTGCCAGAAGAATGGATAAGGCGTGACTCGGGTCATGGCGATGAAAACGAGCCGACCCTCGAGCAGAGGCTTCAACAACTGGAAAGGTTCAAGGAAGAGCAGTTCTGGGGGCAGCTATGAAACATATTTGTAATTACTCGATATTGAGATTCCTCCCTTACCCTGAAACGGGCGAGTTCGTGAACATTGGCGTTGTCTTGTTAGCGAACAATGGCGAGTTTCATTATAAAATTGAGCCAACCCGTAAGCGTGTGACTCAATTTTTCAAGACCTTGGACCACAAGGTATACATCAGAGCTCGTGACGAAGTTCAGGATGAGTTTAAGAGGCTTGCCGACTTTTTTTACGGGCATCGTGGTGAGCTCTCGTTACTCGCAAGCACCTTCAAGCACCTAATCCACGCTCGTGAAACGATGATGCGATTCAGTAATCCTGGATCTATCGCGACCGACAACATTTCTGCGGTTGTTCAAGAGCTGTATGACCACTATGTCAATCACAGCTTCGCGAACAAGGAGTATCAGGAACGGGTTCTCGAGCGACAGCTTGGAAATCTTCTCGCGGTATCGAATCTGAAACAGAGGTATAAAGAACAGCGTCTAGGGACAAAGGAGTACGAGGTACGCTTCCCCTTTGTTGTATTGGATGACGGTGATGCAGCCCAGGCAATCAAACCCCTTTATTTAGGTCAGAGCGAGCCGTCTCGAATCCTGGATCATGGCGATGCTTGGGTGGCTAAAGTGAAAAGGCTCAGTAAGGCCGACCACCTAGCAAAGGATACTTTGTTCATCGTTGCCCCACCCGAAGGTGGCAACTCGAAATTGCAGAGTGCTTTCGGTGAGGTTGTTGAGGCATTAACCGAGTTCGATGGGGTTAGGGTCGTCAGCAATCGCGAAACGAATGCCGAAATCGTCCAAGAAATTAAGCGCGGCTTACCTACAACAATGCATTGAATCAAGCCCGGCCCAGCGCCGGGCTTCTTGTATCTGCCCTTCGTCATGCCACCATTGAACTGGCAATCCGAGGGATTGCACACTGGCAGTGCTGAAGGATCGGCGTCCCAGGTGTTACAGAAAGCCCGCCACCGAGCGGGCTTTTTTGCGACCTTCAGAAAGGCGCTGGCTCCTCCTCTACCGCCTCGACCACTTCAATTGGGCGCTCATCATCCGCGCTTGCTTCCCACCTTAGCGTCACCGTCTCGTCATCGTTG